GACCGGCCTCTGCTTCTGACGGCATAAGCGCCGACGCACCAATTGCAGCTGCTTTCGCTGCCTTCCCAGGAAGACCAAGGGCCGATAACGCAACATTGCTTGGGTCTCCTTCACGCAAGCCCACGGCGACATCTCTTGCCGCGGCAATAGGAGCAGCTGGCGTAAAGTAAGGGGCAATCTCCGAGGCAACTTGCAAGGCTGGCTGCACAACGTCTGCAGTCTCCCTTGGCAAAGAACCAAGCGGCAAACGCGCATGCGTTAAGGGCTCTTCAATTCCTACAGGCGCAAACTCAACCGCGCCGCTTACGCCCTTTTCGTGGCTTGCTTCTTTTTTTTTAGTAGCGTCTTCTGCGGCTTTAATAGCCGCTTCAATATCGCTTACACTGCCGCCATCAGCCTTATACATGCGGCCAACGGCAAAACTCCACTCAATCAACCGACGGAAAGCCGCCTCTGGATCTTCATTATTAATCGGAAGTTGGGGCGGAACATTGCTGTAAACCGATCCACCTGACTTGCGCTCTTTCCTTAATTCTTTATTTACTTTGCCAACGCCGCTGCCATTCTTGCTAACAGAGTGAACGCCCTTCATATTCTTCAAGCCGCTCTCCCTGTAATCTATGACAGGAACTTCTTTAATTCCTAATTCTTCCGCAGCCGTTGCGCGATGGCGCCCATCTGCGCGGTTATGACCAAGAAGTTTTAACGCCTTAAACTTTTTCCCTTTTTTCAAGCGGCTCTTAAATGCATCAATTAAAAGATTGTCTTCTTTAGTTTCAGGCAATCTTTTGGCATGCTCTAAATATTCTTTTGGAGACATAACAGCGACATGCCCAGTCTTGTTTCCAGGCTTCAATGCCGCCTCAAGTTTCTTAGAACTTTTTAATGGGTAATCTATATTTGAAATAGATTTCTTCTTGTCGCCCATCACTCTTGTCCTTCAAAATTCGGCAAAGGATTTTCCTGAGACTCAAGTCTCTGCAGCATGGCAGGATCAATCATCTGATTAATGATCGGCATGCCTTGAGGATTGGCGGCAATATCTTCCGCAAGCCTAACAACCGCCAACCTCTCGCGTGACTCTCGGTCGCGCATGCGGTTGAAAGCATCAAGCTTGGCGTCAACGGCGCGCTGCTTAATTTCCTGCTTATCAATTTCTAGCTGCATCATTTTTATCGGGTCGGGCTGACCGCCCTCTTGCATCTGGTCTTGCTGGATCTTGGCCTGCGCCAACATTGTCTTGGCGTCAGCTTCCTGCTTCTTAATCTGAAGTTCAGCCATCTTAGCTTGCGCTTCTGGCGGCATTTGCGGAGGCATCGGCGGAGCAAGGAACTGCTCTGGATTACTCCAGCCCATGGCCTTCATCGCCGCAAGGTCAATCGCCTTGGCATCATACATACCTGGATTAGCCGCTTGCAACTGCTTCAACGCCATGATCTTCATCAAGCGCTGCGTTTGGCTTGCAGTGTTGGGGTCTGCCTGCGGAACAAGGTCGCAGTTATCAAGGGCGGCGACAAACGTCTGCTCATTCCACTGATAAGTCGGCGCTTTATTCTGCCCCCAGAAACTATCGGGATGCTCGCGGAAGCAACGCACAAGCAACTCAAACTCTTCAGCTTGCGAAACATGCATGCGCTTATGGACGGCGTTGAGAATCTTTGTCGCTTGATCAATTAGCGCCAGTGTCGTGCCCACGGGCGCATTGTCGCGCCCCTCGCCAACTTGCAACTCACTCGTTGATCCAACGCGCTGGCCTGTCTCGACCATACTTTGAGTTAAATTAAACAAAGCCTGCCCAGGTTCTTTATAGGGCAACGGCATAATGGCTTGGTTGATTGGAAGTCCGCCAGTCTTGACTAACGCTCCTCCTCCCGGCGGAACACGGAATATATTCGTGTTTTGCCTCGCTCCAGTATCCGCCATAAGGAAGCCGGGGAAGTTAGCATACATGCCGGCATCGAGCATTTCGCGCCAAGCGGCAGTAACCGCATTTGTGGTATTACCCAGAATATGCAGTAAACCGATATCGTAAAAACCCATACCAGGAACAAAAGTATACTTGACAAAATTGCATCGAGACTCTGGCAGCTGGTTGCCTTCTTCTCCTGTCGGCTCATCGTAATTCCTAACAATCGAAAGAATCTCTTTTGAGGTCACATCAATTGTAACACGATAAGGAATTTCTAGCCCTGTTACTTTTCCCTTGAACTTATGCTCAAGGCCCATGATGTCGAGTTCGCAATAAATCTCATAGATTTCACGGTCACGGTCATCTGGATTGCGGGTGTCAACGCTAATGCCTTGCTGGGCTGCCTTCTCACGCTGAACGGCATCGGCGCTTTCATAACCAGGAGACATAAGATCAATGTCTCGATAAACGCCAAGGATCTGAAGGCGCTTAACGGTCGACGGGCGCATATAAACGCGATGTGTTATGCGCTTGGCGTCAGATAAAGTCGTCGCCGCATTATTGACAATGAGATCATCGGCATCGACCGACTCACTCACAGGTCGACCACGCAATGGGCAGAAATAAACTTTTTTAAAAGACGTCCCGCCAAAGCCCAGCATGAACAGCATGCGGTCGGTATCGGGATAATATTCCCGTGCAATTGACGTCAGATAATGATTTAGGTCCGTCTCTAAAGCGGTAGCCAGCTGATCTTGCTGTAACGTATCGCCAACAGATTCGCTCCGAACCTTCACCGGCCCATCAGTCGGAAGCATCTCGGAACGGGCGTTAGCCTGAAACCGTAGAACTGCCTCTAGTAGGAGCGGGTGGCGCACTTTGCTCATGCCCTCCACAGGAGCGCCGTCAGACGCGCCCTGAAGGCCCGGAATTTCGATCTTCAGACCCAAAAGCTTAATGCCCTGCGCCCGATCTTCAATCCAGTCATTGCGGCTTTCGAGGTCGTCCCTCACGCCGCGCATAAGTTCATCGGAAATTCTTCCAAGTTCGCTTTGGTCAATGTCGTCGACCAAATTGCTAAACCACTCCCTAGCCCGTTCGGCCTCGGATTCTTCTACAGGTCGGCCATCAAGCGATACGCTCACCGACCCGTCATCATGCTCAATGCGAAGGATATTGCCGTTTTCATCTGTTTCAGGCTTATCTTCGCCTTCGTCTATCTCAACCACCACGTCTTGTAAGCCGCCGAGGCCAGGAAGTTCGCCAGCCTCTTGGCGGATATTGTGATGGGTAGGAGCGACTGCCATGATCAATGTCCTTTGCCGCCTTCTGCAAGAAGGCGTGTAATCTCATCCACGAAACGATCTAATCCCTCGCGGGCAGCCATATTATCATCTCTGGCTTGGATTTCATACCGCCGAACGTAATCATGTGGCTCCTTGCCCCAGACTTCGACTAAAAACCTTCCAAGGCCCTGCCCATGGGCGGGAGGCGCGTCAATTACATCAACAATAGCACTCGCAAGTATCATTTTAGTTTTCCTAATTATCCTGGATAAAGCGGCTCAGGCTCGCTGCCATACTGCATTCTACCCTCGTCGAGTTCCGCCGTCCATTCAGCGCCCCTGACCAAGACGCCAATGTCGCGCAGGTGCTTGAGAGCCATAGAGCAAGTATCGGTTAGGTCATCATGCTTTCCGCGGGGGAACTGAGAGACCTGAGTAATAACCATATCCGCCCACGCGCGGTCGGGGGCATAAATCAAACCCTCGGCAAAAATGTGTTGGATTGAATAGAGGCGCGCTAATTTGTCATGCCCCTTTGGGTCTATCAATTGAACGGCAAAATCTTCATGGCCGTATAAACGCCTTATCTCTTGGGCTACACTTATTCCGCTTGCTTTATTTTCAATTAATAATTTCTCAACATTATATCGATCCATTGTCTCAGATACTTTCTCAACTAACTCATGCAACTCAAGTCTTTCCGCCCACGCATACATTAACATGCAGCGCGGATGTTCTTCGGTATAAGTTCGATTAACAGCGGCCATCACATCGCCGCCCTGCGACATCGCACGAGTTATCTGCGCGGTCTGATTGCCTCCAGACCAAACGCCCCATACTGTCATTGCGCTTGGGTCATTCTCTTGTTTCGTCGTGTATGCCGTATCTACAGCCGCGATGACGTAGTCGAACGGCGGATAGGAACCACGGTCCCAGAGTTGCCACCATTCTCTTTTGATGACGCCGCCGCCGCGTGGTGTTGGCGCTTGGTCAAACTGACCCGCGACCGCATAAGGGCCCATCGCCCTTTCATCTCGCTCAACCACAGACTCAGGAAAGCGGGCGGGGAAAAGAAGTTGGCCAGGCTCGTGACGCTCGTCTTCCAGGCCGAGCATCGTCGGCATGGCCCTCGACGTGTCATACCGCATCGGTAACATGATATGGTCATAGCCAAGACCCTTATCGAGAATAACGCCAGACACATCCTCTTCGTGCAGGCGCTGCATGATGACAACGATAGCCGATTCCATTGGCTTGTTAAGACGTGTTGGAACCGCTTCAAGAAACCATTCAATAGTTGATGCACGCATCTGATCTGATGCCGCACTTTCGACGCTATGGGGATCATCGATAATAACTCTATCGCCTCTGGCGCCCGTGATTGATCCGGCGGCAACTGCCTGCATGAAGCCAGTCGCGGTGTTCTCGAACTTGGTCTTTTGGTTTTGATCTTTGGTTAGCTTAACCCGATCTCCCCACCGCGCCTGATACCATTCCGAATCAATTAAGCGCCGCATCTTGGTCGAGTTGCGGACGGCGAGGTCTTGGCTGTGCGATGCGCAGAGATAGCGCAAGTGCGGCATGTTCTTTGGCCCCCACTCCCACGCCGGCCAAAAGACCGACGTCAGCAGCGACTTCATCATGCCTGGAGGGATGTTTATCAGAAGGCGATTGTAGAGCGAGCCATCTTCAAGTTCGACGCCGTAAGTTATTGCCTCAAGCGCCGCCGACAACATATCGACATGCCAATTGTGAAAGTATTCCGCTCCAGGTTCAACAATGTGCCAAGACTGTCGGATGAACTCGACGAGGCTATCCTGGCATTCGCCAGCGCTTATGCTAACGAGCGTATCATCAGCATCTACCTTAACGCCTTCATACTCGACAACGTCGACCATTACTCTTCTCGTGCATTGAAGGTGGCGACAAATACTAACCGCCTTTCGCCGACCTTACAAAATCCTTGCGCATGAACCTCGCCATCAAAGATCACGACCTTATTTGGCGCGGCCTCAATGACATCCGGTTCATAGTTTTTTCCTAAATAGATATAGGTAGGCCCCTCGCTAAATTCATTCAGATACATCAAAAAGACGCGGTGCTTCATTGCCCCCTGGTCGACGTGTAGGTCGCCTTTGAGATGAGCGGCAGCCGTCGTGGAGTTAACCGCCAAGCGATAGATAGTCTTGACCTTAACGCCATTATCTTCACAGATCCGGTTAAAGATGGCCTCGGCAACCATGCAGTGTTCGGAGTTAACGATCCCACGGCTATATGGCTGCGCCTCATTGCGCTTCATAAATGTATGGCAATGCATTGAGAAGTTGTAAGTGCTGTTTTGAAAGAACCACGGGAAACTTTGCCCCTGTATAAAATCAAAGAACTTTTTTTCCCGCGGGAGTAATTCAACAATCTTTTCTAATTCGATCATTTATATCAATTCCTATTTTAGATCCTCAAACTTAACATCTGTATCCTTTGGCATGATGACATAACCATCCTCAAGCATTGCTTTCAAATATGCCTGAACGATCTTCTCGACATGGCTTTCAAAATGGGTTTCCCATCGAGCCGCAGCTATTGCGTCTTTATGCGCTTGAGTAATAGTTTTCATTAGTGCGATGTTCCCCTTGTCCACATGGCGGCCCCGCTGGCTTCGGCCTTGCGCATGGCATCGGCAATGACGTTGGTGAAAACTCTATAAGCTTCGTCTGCATCTCTTGCGGACGTTATGCCATTGCAAAGAATAAACACCGTGACGGCTGAAAGTATTTGGAGAGAAGCGGCTGGCCCAGGCGTCTCATTTAAAATGCATAGGATCTCTGAAACAGATTCGATGATGATCCTAGATTCTACGTCAACATCATCATCGGTCATGTCATGGCCTAATAAGACCTCAACCAAGAGGCCGTCTTCTCTGATTCTTCAAAGTCGGCCCAAAGGTTTACTTGGCTGGCAAAAATGTTCATCACCTCATTGATATGGTCGCGGCGCTTAGAACTTGCGCATAGGATCATGCCGGTGGCGATAGATAATATTTGCAACGCCTCATCCGGCGTGGCGCTGTCCTGTAACGCCTTGGCAATAGTAAATGCCGAATCAACTAACTGACGGCGCGGATCATTTTCTTCGGTTTCATTGCTCATTTCGCATTCCCCTTCGCTGCGAGTAGAACTTGCTTTAATACTTCGCGCTGCTCTGGATCGAGACTGCGCGCGTCAATCTTCTGCGTTTGCTCAACTTGAATAGCGCCGCCGCTGGCGCCAGTTATTTCGTTTCTGTTTACTTCTCGCCATCCTGCTCTTGTCTTCATCCAAAATATAGCTGCCGTGACAGCGCTTGAGCCGGCCCCTGTTGCCATGTTGTAAAGATTTTGAGCAACCATAGCGGTCGTTTTTGCTTCACCTGTTTCGAGTTCATCGTAATAATATTTGCGAAGCGTCTCATCTGAAATCTGCATGACTTTAGAAATTTGATCGTGCGTCAGTCCAATGCCTGCCATCATTGTGACTTGCTTACGATCCTTTTCTGTAGGTTCATGCGGCTTGCGAGACATGTCTATCTTTCTTTATTTCATCAAAG